ACCTTCGAGTACCTGCTCGACGACGTCATGACGCGCATGGAGCGCGGCGCGAGCAACTTCCTCGTCGGCACACGATGGCACCTCGACGACCCGCTCGGCCGTATCATGCGCGACGGGCTCGGCGAGACGTGGGAGCACATCAAGCTCGCCGCGGTCGTCGACGCGCGCACCGGCGAACCCGTCGACGGTGGTGCGCGGGGGCAGGACTTCGACCCCGACATCCACATCGCGCTCTGGCCCGAGGCGGGCTACGACATCGAGTGGGCGCGGAAGCAGCGCGCGAAGGGCGCCTATCGCTGGTGGTCGCTCTACCAGCAGGAGCCGCGGCCGCGCGACTCGAAGCTCTTCCAGGACGAGCCGCAACGCTACAAGCTCGAGGGGCTTGGCCTCGACGGGCAGGCGTGGCGCCTCGCGCTCGTGTGGGATCCGGCGGGCACGAAGAAGACCTCGAGCGACTACCAGGCCGCCGGCGTCATGGGAATGATCGGCATCGGCGAGAACGAGCGCGCGCGCATCCTCCGCAACAAGCGCGCGCAGGCCTCGGTGCCAGCGTTCCTTCGCGNNACCGATCTACGTCGAAGCGGTGGGCGGCTTCTCGGCGATGCCCGACGTGATCCGCGCGCTCGATGGCGAGGTGCAGGTCTTCCCGCTGCCGGCGGCGTTCACGAAGGGCGGCAAGATGGAGGGCGCGACGCCCTACGCCGACGCATGGAACCAGGCGCGCGTCGAGGTGCCGCTCTCCGACCCGGACGACCCGCTCGACGACTGGCACGACTTCATCGAGGAGCACCGAGTTCACCGGCCTCGATGACCCGCACGACGATCAGGTCGATTGGGCGCGGCACGCCTTCAACCTGCTCCACCGCGGCGGCGGCGGGATCGACACGAACCAGGTCGGAACCTGGGCGCCGTCGGATGCCGGCACGTACGACGAGTGAATGTGGGGCGCGCGCCATCGCGGCCGCAGCATGGCCCCGACCATGCGTGCGCTCTCTCGCTTCACGTCCTGGCTCGGCGTCGCGTCGATGCCGCCGCCGGAACCTGTGCGTAACGCGCTCGACGACTACCACCCCGTGTCGGAGGAGCCGTTGCATGGGCAGCGGGCCTCGTCGGCGACCGAGGCGGCGGCGGTCGAGAAGGCGGCCGGCCCGACCGAGCGCGCGGGCGTGCCGGGCTACTCGTGGTACGGCGGCTATCCGCAGTCGAACGAGAAGAACGGCGAGATGGTGGGCGCGTCGAGGTGGAGGAACTTCGACGAGTGGAAGCGCAACGTCATCCCGGTCGGGCTCGGCGTGCGCGCGTACCTGACGCTCGCGGGCNNTCCATGGACACGCAGTGGGCCGACGCCGTGATGTCGGCGGCGATGTCCACGCTCGACGGCTACGCGCTGCAGGCGTGGACGTTCAAGCGGCTCGCCGACGGCCGCTTTGGTCTGCTCGACTTGATGAAGCTGTCGCCGCACACCGTCGAGCGGTGGGAGCACGAGCGCGGCCAGGTCGTCGGGATCGTGCAGCGCGATCCGAACGACGGCACCGAGCACCCGATCGAGCGCGGCCGCCTGGTGTGGACGAAGGACATCCCGATCACGGACCACCCGGAGGGTTGCGGCGTCATGCGCCAGCTCGCCGAGGCGGTGCGGCAGATGCAGGAGCTCGTCCGCTACCAGAACCGCGCCTTCGAGAAGGACGTGAACGGCGTCCCGATCGTGTACGGGCCGGTGATGGAGCGGAAGGGGAAGGTCGCGCAGAAGGACAGCGGCTACACGGCGACCGACTTCGACGCCGAGTTCCAGCCGGTCAAGAACTTCGTCGACGCCAAGGTGCGCAAGGGTGGCGGGCTCATCCTCGACTCGAGCACCTACCCGTCGACCGATCAGAGCCCGTCGCCGGTGCGGCGGTGGCACGCCGAGGTGCTCGCCTCGCAGGCCTCGAGCTTCGACGCGCTCGAGCGGCGGATCGATCGGCTCACGTGGCAGCTGCTCGCGCTGCTCGGCTTCGAGTACCTGCTCCTCGGCCAGGAGGGTCGCGGCTCCGACGCGATGCACGCGAGCAAGATGGCGGCGGCGATTCGCACGGTGACGTCGGTGCTCAACCGCATCGCGGAGACCTTCCGCCGCGACCTCGTCATGCCCCTCTGGGCGTGGAACGGCTGGGACCCGG